GAGAACCCCGTCTGGGTCCTCTGATGTGTCAGCGCTATGCCAGCCAAGCCCTTCCACGTCGGTAGGGCAAAAATTGTGCCGGCCGCTTGATTCTCAGAGTCCGTATTGGACTTTACAGACAACGCATGATGGTCATTCGCGCTCCTCCCCGTCAATGGGAGGCGTGTTACTGATACGTGCGCGTAAACCTCGGTACTATTCGGGTTCATTATCCAATTCACTGATCCCCTCTGCCCAACAAAGCAGGGGGCCATCCAGGTCATTGGAGTATTCACCACATAGTTGTACGGATGATTACCTGGTACGGCAATTCCGACAGCAGAGTTTATCCCATTTGGATCCCAACCCTGCGCCAAGGGGTAGCGTCCCTGGATGCTCAAAAATGTTGCAGCCCGACCGGAAGTGTTAGATTGGGGAGACACTGTGCGATACAGCGTGTACCTTCTCATCAACTGCCGGATGGATTTAACTGCTTCACCGTGGAACACCAGGTACGACGCATCAATCTCATCTACAGTATTACCCAGGTCATATACGTCATTTCCCAGGTCGTGTTTGGCCACTGGCGTTACAGTAGACTGCAGGTTGAAGTGCGTGAGGACATTTGAAATTCGCCGTGGATTGGCGAGAGCAAAGTTCTCAGCGGCACGAACCGATACAGCCACCGTTACATCAGATGTGGCAACTGGCGCTGTGAGCTGCGTCAGAACTCTCACACTCAGTTTACCATTGTCCACACCCAGCTCGAGCGCTGGGCCACCGGCTGCACTATACTTCTCCTTCGTATAATCATTGCCAGTGGAACACCACGTAGTGTCCTGCATCCACGGGATTTTCACCTCGAAGTCATTTTCTTGGGCTATGTCATACGTCTCTGTGTACGTCATCGTCTCACAGTCAGACACGCCTGAAATATCTTTCAGAGGATCCCACGAGATGCGGACTCGTCCGCGGTGGTATTGTGAACAAATTACTTGGAAACGGAAGATAATATCTCCGTGCCAGTATTTGAACATCTGGGCCAGATAGGCCATAGGGACGCCAAAGACCGAGACAGTGCCAGGGTCGTTGGCGACTTGGTTACAATGCACGCTTGTGCCCCAAAGGAGATCCCCCGGGGCACGCCCAGTCGTCCACTCAAAGGACGTCAAGAACGACTCGCGCTGCACAAGATTCGACACTGATAATTCATCTGTGCCATCCAGACCTACCGTGCGTGAGTCCACACACAGCTCGTTCTTCGGGTCTAGAGTTAACTTGTCAACAGGCGTGCTAATTTCGCTACTCGCCAGTGCATGGAACGGCACCCCCTTCCGTGGGGGGACGTTCTCAATCATCGGCGGATTGCTCCAACCAAAGTAAGACGCTACTGTGCTCGCAGCTGATGCCACCACGGAGGTGGCAGTCATGAAGGGCCCGATTACGGGCACCTCCGACAACGTTTCAGCTGCAGAAGCCACGGCTGAGCTAGTCACTTCAACGGGACCCTTCCCGTATTCATCTTTGAAGCCTTGCATCCAGCCACTGGCTTTCCCAATAGTTTTTGCGTCTTTCCCTGTTTTCTTTGTGGTCGCTTGCGTGTTCTTCATCCCACGTGAGCGACTCACTTTTTGCACGGACGACTGAAGAGCCAGCCCCGTGGTGGGGGCTGCGAGTTCTACATCAGTTGCCCACGCGTAGACTACGATGGTAACATCGGAGCCAGTCACACTATTAGCGTTTCTTAGAGCACCCAGACTGTCAATATGGAGAGTCCCCATAGATTTAAAATTCTGACGGACGGTGGCATCAATCCAGTTCTTGTAATAAAAGAAAGGGAGATCCATCTCACCGCCTTGACTGTCCTGCGGATAAATCCAAATGTGCGGATGTTGAGACCGCGCCACCAGCTTTGCAACTGCTGACGCGACCGCTATCGCATCTGGTGGATTAAAATCCGTGAGAGGGTGATAAGAGATGAGCGCTAGGCCGTAATAAAACGGGGCAGCGTTGATCATCACTTTAACGTGCAACTTGCACCTCAGAAGGCCAAAGTTGTCCAATTTGCGGCGTATTTGAGCAGCGTTGAAGAAGAGATCCCATGGTTCCAAACTCGAACTAATCGAGCCCCCCTCAGGCCAATCTACGGAGAATATCCGCACCGGCCTAGAGAGGAAGTCACCTAGGGCACAGGCATCATCCATGCCTGTCTTGTAAGTCTCATCTGTCACATCGCCATACACAACCACATTCCCAGATTCATGATCACGAAAGGTTACTGTCTCCTGGGTAACGTCACCTTCCGGCCCCTGTTTAACGTCCTGGGGCATTACGACTTCAGTTGGTTCAGCGAGTCAAGTTACGGCCACAGTTTGACTCAATTTCTACACAACGCCCTTCAGCGAGGTGTAAGCTGCCGCCGGTTCTAGGCTATTTGGGTTCCACCACACCCGTCCCTAAATAGGGCTTTTGAGGACTGCTCAGGTAAAGTTTCTCTCTGGTCCAATACTGGGGGCTTTCAAGCCAAGAACACTAAGTATGCCCACAGCAAGTAAAATACCAGGAGAGCGAGGATTTTGGTTTCCAATAGGACCCACCCTCGAAGGGCCCTAGGAGTTTAACGACATCTCGGTCGTGCGGGCATTTAGAGCGAAGTAGAATCCTGTTCAGAACTCTTGATGAGCCCTGAGCCAAGTTTCCACTTCACGACATACTCCTCCCATGCAGGAAAAGCGTCGCTCACATACTCCTCGAGATCAAACTTCTTGATCACATCGAGGAACATGGCCGTCTTCTCTTCGAACACTTCACGTCCGTAGAAGAAGTACTCCATATGCATACTCCGCATCACATCTACGATCTGGGTCTTCTCATTCACTGTCTTCGATCTGACCCAGATAGTTAAGGCTCGTGTGATTGACTCTTCATCTAGAGGACAAAAATAGTCCCCCACTGTCTCTTCAAATCGCCACGTCCTCTTCAGGAAAGTAGCCTCCGCTATGTCGATGTATGGCACACTCTCTGCCACCTTATCGGCCATGGTATATGTGATATCCACTCCAGCCAGCGTCTTCTGGATTGTTGTGTGGTTGAACCACGGGGCATCATCTGAAACGCCACAGATCATATCATCTCCGTACGTGAACAGCCTCACGTTCTCACGGAAAGAGTCAACCTCGTGCTCTGGATTGAGCTTGAGGTACGTGTACCGCATGTACAGACTGTTGACAAGACCATTAACAATTGTCGTAAGAGAGTGCCCAGAAGGGTTACTCCCATGAAACTGTATGAGGTCTCCATTAAAGTCTAGAGTCGGAAAAGCGGTATCCGTAGCGACTCCTGCCATGTTCCTTATGTCATCTTCATCCAATGAACTCTCACCATACGATTTGGCGAGATTGATCAACACTTGGAACGCGGCGATTATCATCTGGGAATTCATCCTCTTGTCAAAGGCCTTATAATCCCCTGCCACAATTTTGTTTGTGCCGAAACACGTCAGGTAGCGGTAAATCTCTCCCCATTCCTTCGATTGGGAAACTGTACCAGGACCAGACTCAAAAATGAGTCTGTTGTTCATGATCAGTCGAATGAACGACAGAAAATACTTCCTAGTATGAATCACCGCAGCCAACGGTGCGCCTGCAAAAACGCGGGTTTTCTTCGCTGCCCGCTTGGCAAATGTCACCGGCTCGTCTTTCAAATGAGCCTTGAAGATCGTGTGGTTACGCTCGCCATTGAGATACTTCATCTCAATCCTACGCACCTGTTCACGAATCTCTTCTGTTACTTCAACAGGGTGAGTGTTGCCGTCCCCAGTGGGTGGAAGATCCACGAGGAATTGCCCTTTCGGGCGGTTGTAAGGATAACCCGCACTCG